AGCGACGGACAAGTCCGCCGCCGTGATGGGCAACGGGTTAGCCGCGCTAACGTCGCCACCGTTTACGCCATCCGCGCCAATGACAAGTTTGGTGCGCGGGTACTTGACGCCGCCAATGTCATCCGCCGCGAGCGTATCGCCGCCCGTGCCGGGGTTCGTGGTGATGTTATCGGCCATCCGTTAGCCCTCCGTTTCCAAGACTTCCGCGCCATCCACTCGGCCATTCGGCCCGCGAATGATCTTGATGATCTTCCGCTCCGGCTTTTCCGGCGCGTCCTTTTCCGCAAGCTGCATGGACAGCGAGGCCACGGCGTCCTGCATTGCCGTTAGGGCCTGCATCGTCACGGCCTGCTGCTGAGCCACGCCAGCCTGCACGCCCGTCACAGTCTCGCCGGTCGCTAGGGCGTTCTGCTGTTCGGCCTGCAACTTGGCGACCTCTAGCGCGTGCTTTTCGGCCTGCTGCTGCGCGGCCAGCTGCACCTTCGCCCGCTCAAGCTCAAGACGCTGCGCCTCAAGCTGCAACTTGCCCTGTTCGACTTGCTGCGCGAACGGGTCGGGCTGCTTAGCGGCCATCTGCGCCTTCTGCACCTCGCCCTGCAACTGCTGGGCCTGCTGCCCGAACTGCTGCGCCTGCATCTGCGCCTGCTGCATCCCCTGCTGGGCCTGCTGCAACTGCTGCTGCATCTGCTGCATCTGCGCCATGGCGTCCGGCAGTGTTTCCAGCGATTCCTCTAGGGCGCGGCCATGCTTGAACGAACGCACAGCGAACAGAACCATGTTTTTCGCCAAGTCAGCGGGGAATGCGCCCTGCTGAACGGCGGGAATGATCGTCTGAAGGAAGGGCGAGACGTAGTTCAGGAACTCGATTCGCTGCTGTTTCTCGGCCTCATCGTCCAGCGCGACGGTCGAGTCAGTCTCGATGTCGATTGCCAGGTTACGGCCAATGTCCGTCTTGACGACAGACAGCACTTCCGGCCCGACTTGCATACCGGACGACAGGTAAAGGCTTCCCGGCGTGAAATGCTCCGCCATGATTTCCGCCATGATGCGGAAAACGTCACGGAAGGCGCGCGAAACCTCGCCAGTCTTGCGGGCAAGGCGGAGATTGGCCCAATTGGACTTGATCGACTGCGCGGTGGCCGTTTCGCTGGCCGCCGTTGAGCCCATCACGATGTCAGCAATGCCGGTCTGTTCGTCGAGGCGCTGCTTTTCGGCCACTAGCAACTGCTGCAAGGTCTGCAGCACTTGCACTTTCTGCGCGAGCGGCAGTTCAGCGATAACGCGATCAAAGACCGCAGCGCCGCCAGCCGTGCCGAGGCGTTCGGCAAGGTTGCGCACGGCCATGAACGTGCCATCGTCCGCCGTCGCGATGCCCGCAAGGTCGCCAAGCTGCGCGTCGTAGAAGCCCGCGGCCTTGACCTGAGTCGTGATGCTATGAATGCGGTTCGTGAGCCGGTTTAGATAGGCGTAGGACTCAGCGAAAAACGCATGGTCAGGCGTCGGGATCAGCTCATGCGACTTGACGTTCGCGAACATCGGGCGCGGACAGGGGTAGAAGCCCTGCAAGTTCAGCGCGTCGGGGCGAACCTCTAGCGGTTCCTCAAAGTCCCAGCCGATGACGTAGATAAGCCGCTTGGGGCGATACCAAATCTCGGTGACGCGGTAGCACGTGGCGTACTTCTTCACGCCGCCGCGCTTGTCATCGGCCTTTTTCTGGCCTGCGCCCGTGCCGCCCGGTTCCTGCCCGAACTGTTCGCGGATTTCGTCGCGGGTGAGGTAGTGGTCACGCGCCACCCAATCAACGTCACCCCAATCCTTGCCCGGCTCCCACAGGAAGCGCGACCACGGCACATGCTTCAGCTTGACCGTTTGGAGGGCGATTTCCGGCAAGCCCTCGGGGCCTTCCTGCACCTTGGCGTCATACTCAACCCAAGGCACGCCACAGCCTGCAATGAGAAAGTCCTAGACGGCTCGCTGCGCGTCCGGGGTGAAGTCGGTCGTGTCCAGCGTGTAGGCAATGGCCCGCTCAAGCATCTGCGCGGCCTCTTTGGCTGCGGCAGCCTCGGGGCCTTGGCCGTCAAAGCGGCGGCGGACATCCGGAACGGGGTCTTTGCTGTACAGACGCGCTTGAAGCGTGTTCACCGTGCTGTAGAACACGTTGAACAACTGCCGCTTGCCGTCTTTCCGGTCGTCAAAGTAATCAGACTCGGCCCGCTCGGCAGCCTCGCGCCACGGCTTCAGCGCGTCGGCGGCTTTCTGTAGCTTAGTCGTCCAATAGGTGACGATTCCGCCGTCATCGGGCTGATCTGATTCGTAGCTCACCACGTGGCCTTTTTCTTGTCCTTCAGGAACGCCGAAACCGGAATCGGCGCGCTAAATGCTTCATGCAACTGCGGCTTTTCAGGCGGGCGCGGGATCGCTGCCCAAGTCTTGTCAATGCCGCGTCCGAATAGCGAACAGGTGTCCACGGCGTCGTCGTGCTTAGCGCCAGGGAACCGGAGGCACTGGTCTATCACCCTGTCGGCCCATTCCGTGTCCGGCCAGTAGATGCGCCCGTTCGCCTGCAACGCCTGATACGTGCGGGCGTTGGCCGCCTTGTCGCTGCCACTGCTGAGCCATTCGAGGGATGTGTGCGTCCGTTCGTCGCGCATCATCCGGTCGAGTAGCGGCTCCATCGCCCGACGAATCGGCCCCGACTCGCCAAAGAAGTACACGGGACGCCACTGCTTAACCAGCCGCATCCACTCGGAGGCCCAGCGATCCGACGACGCCTGACCACTCCACCAATCCAGCGCATACACGTTGTCCAGCGTGTCCACGCCCCACACCGCGAGTTCCGTGAAATCCCCGCCACCCTCAGTCACGGCGAAGTCGCCGCTCATGTAAATGGTCAGGTTGTCCGGTGCGCTGCGATAGCGCCGGAACCATTCGCGTTTGAAGTACGTACCCTCTTCAGCCGTGGGTCGCTGCTGATACAGCGCCAGCCACGTTCTAGGGCCGACGATGGCGCGCTTACGCTCTAGCGCTGCCTCATCCTCCCAATCGGGCCACAAGGCCTCACCGACAGCGCGCCCAAGTGGGTCTAGCGCCTCGGCCAAGGCAGGGAGTCGGATGACTTCCCACGCCCCGCCGTCCCGCTTGTCGCCTTCCCGCTCAAGAATCCGGCCCGCGAGGTCATCTTCGTGCCAGCGGGTTTGCACAAGCACGATCCCCGCCCCCGGCTTCAATCGGGTAATCAAGTCGGCCTGATACCACTCCCAAGTCTTCTCGCGGACGCCCTCGGACTCGGCATCCTCACGCGAGCGCACGGGGTCATCGATGACGACAAGGTCAGCGCGACGGCCCGTGATAGAGCCGCCAACGCCTGCCGCGTAATACTCGCCACCCTAAGACGTAGCCCAGCGGCCCGCGCTTTGGTTGTCCTGCGCGATGCCATAGCCAAGGGTGGCCCCATGCTCGGCAATCAAGTTGCGGACACGACGGCCCCAGCGCTCGGCAAGCTCTGCCGTGTGCGAGGCCGCGATAACGCTTTTGGTCGGGTCTTGCGCCAAGTACCAAGGCGGGAAGACCGCAGACGAATACGTGGACTTTGCCGAACCCGGAGGCATGAAGATTGCCAGCCGGTCAATCTCGCCCCGCGTGACCGCCTCTAGCCGGTTAATCAGCAGTTTGTGGTGCTTTGCAGGCGTGAACCCGCATTGCAGGCTCCAAGCGGTCAGGTCACGCCGAACCGTCCGTCGCCTTAGAAGTTCGCGGGCCGCTTCCTGCGGCGATAGCTGCGAGTGCGTCATCGTCCAATGCCCCTGCCGGAGTGCTGAGAGACACAGCTTGCTCCGTCTTGTCTCGCCACTTCCCGCCGCTGCGGTTCTTCAGGTAGAAGACCTGAGCCCCCAAGTTGCCCTGAACCGCGCTGGCATACAGGGCGTTTTCCACCTTGCCCAATGCGGCCTGTTGGCCCCTTTTTAGGGCCTCATCAATCTCGGGATTCTCTTTGCGCCTAGCGTTGAACGTGTTCCAACACACGCCCAGCCCCTAGGCAATCTGATACTCGGCAAATCCGTCTGCCGCCAGTTCTTCGACCTTCACGGGGTCGAGTTCAATCGGCTTCCTGCCAGCCATCGCTAGTCATCCCCAGCAAAGCGGCTCCCCACCAATACCGGCTGGGGAGCCGCCTTGCTCATCGGTTACGGCAGCTTGCGACCGTGGATCACAACGTCCACCGTGCTACCAGCCACGCCCGAAGCGGTGCCGATACGGACGAACAGGCTTTCCACGCGGACGGCGGGGGTGACAGCCGTAGCGGCCACGGTACGGGCCGAAACGACAGTCGGGCCGGTGACGCCAGTCAGCGCGGCATCAGCCACGATGACAGCGCCGCCACCACCGGCAGCACCGAACACGCCAAGGGTGGCAGAGGCCGACGAACCGCCCTGCGCGTTGTAGACGTGGACGGAGTCAACAATGAAGCCGGGGGCGGCGGGCGAGACCGGGATTTCGATGACGGCGGCGTCAGTCGTGGCGGTGTCGGTACGGACACCCTTGGCAAAGCCAAGGATGGGAAGGGCGTCAATCGAGGACATATGCTCTCTTTCTCAGGTTCGCGGCATATGCCGCAGGGTTGCCCCCTTTCGGGGGAATGGCGGCCCCACTCCGACTTGCACGGAGACTGGCGATGTTAGAGATCGCTGCCCTACTGTTAGGCGATGGGGCGTTAGTTGGGCTTGACGCTACGAACGGCGGCAGGCTTGGCCGTGGACTCCACAGGCTCCCAGCGGCGGGCGGGCGTGAGCCACCACAAACCGGCTTCCGTGGCCTGATAGGCCAAGACCTCGCCACCAAGGGCGGCAGTCAGGGAGTCAAGGTCAGGAATGCAAAACGTGCCGCTTGGGGTGCCGAGATAAACCGGCTCGGGCTGGACGAACTCAAGCTCGATTCCCTCGTCTTCCGTTTCGTCCGTCATGGCTTCCCGTCCGTGTTAGTTGGGGTGGGCCATTGCCACGCGGGATTTCGGCCCCGCACACCCCATACCCTCATCCTCGGGGGGTTTTCGGCCCCATCCACGAATCCGCCAAGCGAACCCGATGGACGTTTGAGAACAGCATGGCCCGGTAGGTTTCCAAGCCAATCGTCATGCCCCCGGCTACCGCGTCACGGATGCGGATATACGTCATGTGCGACACGCCGAACTGCTCGCCCCGCTGGACGACGCCTAGCGGCTGCTTGCCGTGGACAACCATAAACAGCGCGTCCTTAGCAGCCTGCCGGAGCCAGCCATTGCGCCTCGCCCGCTGCGCTACCTCACTGTGCCCGGTCTTGCGCTTGGCACGCGCCACAGCCCGCGCCATTGCGATTGCGTAGGATTCTAGCTTCCGGTCAAAGATGCGATCCCCCGCGACAATCGTCCGGTACAGGGGCCAGCCGGGGAAGCGGTGATCGAATTGGTCGTCCGTCCACTGGATCGCCGTTAGCGCGGTGTCCCCTAGCTGCCCGGTGAAAAGGGCGTCGATGCCGGGGCCGCGAATGTCCCAGCAGCCGGTAAAGTCGAGGGCTTCCGTGCCCTCCGGCGCTTCCTTGCGCTCTGCACTCATTCCAGTGAGTCCCTAACTGATTCAGCCGCCAGCATCGACAGCACCAAGCCAACGCCGCCAGCCGGAAACAGGCCAGCCGATGGAAGCAGGGCTAGCGCCACGATCCAGCAGGCGACGAACACGACAACCCCGGCCACGACGGCCAATGCAGACTCTTTCATGCGTACCACCGCGAAAATTCAATGTCCCGCGTCGTAAGGACAATCCCGGCAACCCCGGCAAGCGGATGGTCGCTAGAGGCAACCGCTGTTATGAAATCGCGGTACAAGTCATCCTCCATCGAATGCGCGGCCTCATCGTCGTCCCTTGAAGCCCTAATGCGCTCGACGCGCTGCAATGCTTCTAATGCGTTCATGCGGACTCCCTCGCCAGCGTGAAACGCGATTCCGCGTCTTTGTAGTTGGCGCGCAGCCATTCCCCGATGCCCTGCCCCGTCGCCCATCGGCAGAGGTAGTCAATCGTCAGCGGCATCACGCAGTAATCCCCGTTGCGCACCTCGTTAAGCACGACGATGCCGCGCCAGTGGGATTGCCCCTGCGCGCCTCGGTAATCCTCGTCGTGCGCGTAGAAGCTGCCAGCGACCAAGCCGTGCCAGTTCGCGCCGGATGCCTGAATCCGCGTCCCGTAGCGCAAACCCTGCTCATGGCCCTGAACGAAGCTCGCGCCGATCTTGTTTAGGCGGTTGTCGATGCTGCCGCCGATAGCGTGGCTAGAGTGCGGGGACTGGAAGAAATGGGAGTAGACGATGCCGTCGATCCAGGCGCGCTCAAGGAAGCCGTGGCGCTTGAATCCTGGCGTCAGCAAGTGATGATCCCCGATCATCCCCGCGAACTTCGGATTCTGGTTCAGCGCACGGTGAATCCGTTGCTCATGGTTGCCGAACAGGAAATGACACTCCGGCTCCCAATACCGTTTCTTGTTGCGCTTGATCCGCGCCACTTCCTTCTGGATCGGATCGGACAACAGGCGAAAGGCGGCATTGCCTACCTCTACGTCCGTTTCGTACCGCTGGCCCTCGGCTTTCAGCGTGCCCGGCAAGTCATACGCCGACAGGCTCGGCATATCCCAATGGTCGCCAATGTGGACGATGGCATCGGGCTTATGCTCCACGATCCATTGCGCGGCCCACGACAGGTGTTCCGTGGGGACGCCTGCGCGGACTTGCGTATCGGCAATGATGACGTGACGCCTCACTCGGAACCCCTTTCATCGACAAAGGGGATTTCCTTGATTGCCGTCTCAATGCGAGTGAAGCCGTCTTCAATCGCTCGCATGATGAACCAGCCGATAGTCAGCACGGCAAGGGCGGTCACAGCTTGTCCCCCGGCTTAGCCGTGCCAGCGCGAAGCGGCGGTTCTTCGTCATCGAACGGAATGCCCAATCCGGGCGCAGTCATGCCCACTACGGGCACCTCCACCGTGCGCGGCTCATCGTCAAACCGGATCACGCCGCGATACCCAAGGGCGCGAGCCGCGAGGGTCAGCGCCCCTTGAAGCGTCGGCTCTGCGATGCGGCGCGGGCCGTCCGTGTCGTAGCTGCCTACGTCGGTCAAGTGGACGATGTAACCCTCGTCCAGCGGTTCAATCCCGACGTATTCAGCGGTCATTTCTGCCCCCGATCCTTGGAGGCGCGATCCCGAAGAATCGAGCGAAATGCCGCGCCGCCAGCTTGATTCGCCCAAGCCTTCAAAATCTTTACCGGCGTGCGTGCCTTGGCAAGATTGAAGCCGGACAGGAAGCGGCCAATGTCTTCCGTGCAATCAATGTTGTACTTTCGTGCGCTCATCGCCCATGCTCCCCTTTGCATGGGCGCATAGCTTCCTAGCCCGCTGTCGCAACCTCACTAGGTTTCGTGCGACGGCTTGCGCGACGGTAGACGGTGGCGCGGTGGCATCCCAACACTTCCGCCGCTGTCTGCGCGCCAAATGGCAGCAGGGACGCCGCTTGCTCAGCGTCTTGAACGGGGCGCATGGTGTTCACGATGACCGACAGAATCGCGGCCTCCGCACGCATGGCGCGGTCAATCGGGCACCCCTGCGCTTGAAGGCTGCGGACGAGTTGCGCGACGAGTTCGTATGTCTGCTTCACTTGGCCTCCCTCAGCATCCGGTCATGGCGTCGGGTAAGCGCCAGGTCAACAAGCTCGCTCGGGTAGTGGATGCATCCGCCGCACTTCCACCCCTCGGAAAGCGGCACGGGGTCGGTGGACGGGTCGGAAGCCCACGATTTGCAGCCGACAGAGAACGCCCACGGAACGACGACATTCACCAGCTTTCCGTCAATGAATCCGGCGTTGGCGATATACGTTGAACGGGCCTCGCGGTTGAAGCACAGCGGGCGACCATCGGGGCCGAAGCCTTGGCGGGGCGTGGTCATGCGCTTAGCTCCTCAAAGGTTGACGTTTGCCCAACATGCGAGGCGGAATGCTTCGCCCAAATCGGAGCCATGCACGCGCTACAAATCTTCACGCTTTGGCGCACGCCATCGGATCGGACGAAAGACCAAGCGAACTCAGCGGGCGACCCGCACTGAACGCAAATGCTCATAGCGACTCCCTAACGATCATTGCAAAGCACGCTGGGCCTACGTCTACGGTGAATTCGTAGTCGTGCGACCAATCGCCCTGTGCGCTGGTATGCGGCAGCACGAAGCGCCAGCCCTTGCGGGCGACCTTGTAGGCGACGACGGGGATAAGGCTCGACGCCTTGGCAGACACGACGGCCTGCCGCCACCAATCCTTGACGTTGATGCGGGCGTGATATTTCGCCTCGATTCCGAACGGCCCGACCGGCGTAAGGTCGAAGTGCTGCGCTTGCTGGTATTGCTTGAGTTGGCGGGAAGTGTCGATCCCAAGCTCGTCCCTGATCCAGCGGGCTAGCTCGCGCTCTGCGGCTGCGCCTCGGTTGCGGTTACTGCGCCCGCGTGCGCTGGCGTCACTCATCGCCCGGCCCCATTGATTCCATGACAACCCAAGCCATGAAGCCGAAAATCACAATGCCAATCACAAGAATGAAAGCATCCCCGCTCATTCCAAAGCCTCCACAATCGCCCGATAGTCCGCGCCTTCATCAAAGCGCCCCAGAAACTCGCCCTGCTTCACCTTCGCGCCAGCCTTGACCACGCGAACGCCACGCTCTACGCGGTACAGGTCAAC